CCCGTGCATTTGCACGGGGGATGTTGGTTCTTTTGTTTCTAGCCATGATGCGGATATATAGAAAGAATTCGCATTCCATTGGAAAGAAACCTATGAGGTCTATGAGCTTACCGGTTTCAATCTATAACATCATTTATATGATCGTTAGGCGATTGCCATCGGCCTGATTCATAGGGAGACATATGTCGTTCCTTATAGAAGACTGATACCCTCGTCATAGATACGATGGGTTTTGACTGAACACACTGATATAGTTGTTCCGAAGAAAATCTATAATTTCGTTGTATTGCCAGTTCAGAGTTTATTCTTCAACTCTTCTTATGGTGAACCATTTATTTATTTACTTGGTAAACATTATAGTCTCGCTTACCCGCGAGCGTACTGCTTTTACGTGTTTATTTCACAGATGAAAACAACACGGCGTCCCCGACTATACAGTCGGGACCTCCCAGGGTACATGGGATAGGAGTAGTCCCCGCGATCACTGTTTGTACTTTAACAGTTATCGCGGGACCCTGCTGCGACGATTCACGCGCTTATAGCGCCTTGAACGTTGCAGTGTAGGGAGCGGTCGGGGTGCGCATCACATCTGCGCACCCCACCACCCGTCCGCGTCGCTTAGTCGCCGGACACCCCTTTTAGGGGAACCTTTAAGATAGGTTAAAATCGAGACCAGGAGTAGGAATTCATAATTCCAGCTACGCACCTGGTGGATCCATCATCGAATCGATGAACGGAGCTTTCGAGACAATTTTGGTAAACTAGTTACAATGATCTAACGAAGTCCCTTCCAATACGTGTGTAACGCAGGCTTAACGACACAGCCCGTGAAGTTTGCGCCAATAGCGGTCAATGGTATTTGCATGACCCCCGCTAACTACGAGTCATATTTTCTCGATTGAGGTACTCCCTCTAGTTGCATCTCCAACGCCACTCTTCCTCAGCTATGGGGCACACCGGCATTGACCGGTTATTGAGTGGAATAGGATAAAGATCGACAAGAGATCGTTCTCGGTGGTGGACACCCACCTTGTGTGTGGCCCTCAACCACACCAAAAAACCCATATAAGCATGAGTAAAGTTTTTATAAGTAATAACGATACACGGGCTAATGCTTCGGGCACGTCGGGGGGATGCAACCGCCCCGACCTCCAACAACAACAGGACTTCTTCTACGAAATATATATAGGAGAGTCACCTTGCGGCCCGTGCGAGGTGAATTATAAGTCCCAACCATTTGATTGTCAATTCGGTCTCTCTGATGTTGCTATGAGCACATTTAAGAATAGAATGATATCACTTGGTATTACTGCCAGCATTGAGAGTTTGATGGAGAACTCTATGATGTGCATGTTGGCTTTGAGTGATTCGAGCAGCACTAAACAGTTCTTTTCTATATTGTTCTTGTACTTTAAGACAATTAGTACCAAAAGTGTTGCTCGCCTGGCTTGCGATTATGCCGCCCGGATTTTTTCAGTGTCCAAAATGGACTCTCAATCTGGTGTTTACGGCACTGACCTAGAGTATCCACCGTGGCTTAAAGCCTTGAAGGAACTCTCTGTCAATTGGAAACTCGCATTGACCTCCGATATGTTTGTCAAGATCGGCAGATTGCTCGCTATGTGCGTAGCAATAGGCTTGTGTGGTGAAATGAAATTAAATCCCACTATAGCCGGCCTAGATCTTTTTACAATGCCGGAGATCCCTAAAAAAGTCAGCGCAGTCAGCTTGATCGATGCCGTCTTCGATTTGGTCGTGTACTTCTGTGAAGGAGGATACGTCTGTTTCGTTACGGGATCGATCGCTCCGCTACTGTACGGTAGTATAGATTCCCAGCGCCTTTCCGACATGTACATGAAGTGCAAACGTTGGGCCGCTTTGAATCTCACCGGACAATTAGCGACAGAGAAAGCTGATCAGCTTGATTACGCTAAACTACTCCAAGAGACCAAGGAGTTGTGTAAGCGTCTCAAGCAAGGTACCAGAGGAGCTTCTGAGCGCCAAGTCTTTCAACACTATTTAGAGAGACTGGACACTTGGGAAGCGGAACTTACAGAAACTCGCATGGGTGGTGGATCTCGTATCCGACCCATTTGCATTTATCTGTACGGACCCTCAAGTGTGGGTAAATCCACTTGCGTCCCTGGTATCATGACGACCCTGCTTAAATCGAATGGTTATCACTGCACCTCCGCTAATATATGTTCTATCGCTGATCAAGACAAGTACATGTCCTCCGTGACAGGTTTCACCACGGGCATAGTCTTAGATGACGTAAACAATATCAAGGCGGAATTCCAGTCCGACAGTTCGCTTAATAAGATTGTAGTTTTGAACAATAACAACAAGACTTATGCGATTAAAGCAGGAGTTGAGGAGAAAGGGAAAGTACCTCTTTGTCCAATGGTAGTGCTCGCCACGTCCAACACTAAAGACGGTGGTGCGCATGCCTTCTCCAACGAGCCCTTGTCGTGGGTTCGTCGGTACGACATCATTATCACCTTTAGGGTCAAGGCAGAATACTCCTTGAACGGTATGCTCGATCAACGAAAAGCTAACCGTGACTTCCCTGATGCAATCTTCCCGGACATCTATGATTTGAAAATGGAAGAAGGTATTAGCAGGGAGGCTCCCAAAGAAGGTGAGGCCGCCGATGTAGCATATCGCGTACTTGTGCACAACGGTAGGAGCATGGAAAATGTGTCGTATCCAGATGCCATGCGATGTTTGGTAGATTTGTCTAAGGAGCATTTTGAACACCAAACTCGCGTCGTGGAAAGGTCGAACAATTTGCACGAACGCATTTTATTCTGCAAAGAATGCTCATATCCTACAGAGGTATGCAGCTGCGTTTCGCGTGCTAAAGCTATCCCTCCTGTCGCTGACGTCGACCCCCCTCCAGTTGCAATTCCCTCGTATGTCGAGGCGAAATCCACTGAGGGCGCGTCCGTTAGTTTCACGGCTGACCCAGCATCTGACGCTGCCGGTGATGATTCCGGCTACAACGGTGACGCTTCCGTTGAAAGTGACCCTTACGCAGGTCTCACTGACGCGGAGTTAAACGAATTGTACCCCCCCTACGCTGACCCAGATATAATGGACTCGCAGGCCATATGGTCTAAGAGGAAATATTACGTCCCGGTCCTCTTTCCCGATCACACCTACTCTCACAGTGGTGAATGTAGCTTTTTCAGGAAGACTTATGCGTATTCTGGCATGGTGTATCATAATGGCTATGAAGCCATAGGTAATGCTCTTGCCACGGGGCTGGACAAGATCGCCACTCGAGTTAATACTAGATACGCCCCTGCTGTTATAGGGAATATCGTCAAACTCGAGGAAGCGTCCACCAAGGTTGTCATGGCTCGATTAGATCAGCTAACTTCGTCTCCCTTGGCCCAGATATCCACTTGGATACCATCTTGGGCCATGGACAAGGAAGACGGAAAGAACTTGATCTACGCTCTCAACCATGTAACCATTCGAAAGCGCATACGACAGCGTTACGCATGGTCCACGATTATGGCCGTGTTACCGCTGTTTATTTTGCGTCTTCTCCTTAGCGCTGGTATATGTGTTTACGCGCCGCTTTTGCTCATGTGGTATCTTTACACTCACAATATCTATCGTGATGCTGTGAAGAAGGAGCAGAAGATTCTCCTGGACGAGGTCATCGAAAACCGTAAGAAGTATGACGACACCTTGTTCGCGAGAATACGCGATAACCATCTTCATTGGATAATGGGTACCAGCGTTGCCATTGCCGGTCTGTACGCTGTCATTAAAACGTACAGATCTCTCTACCCCCTCCAGGAACAAGGAGCTCTCTCACCAACGTCGATCGAAGAAATCGATAAACGTGATGCCGAGAAGAACCCATGGGTTCCTGTCGCGACCGTACCCATAGAGACGCCCGCCATCTCCCAACACACTGCTGCCAGTGATTTGGAACGCATGGTGTCTGCGAATACTCTGTATATGGAGGTCAAAGACGGAACTAGGCTAATGCACTGTAATGCTGTAGCTCTCTGCAGTAACTTGCTGCTGATCCCCAAGCACTTTTGGGATAACGCAGGGCAAGAGTTCACAGCTAGGTTCGTTCGTCGAGAAGGGGGTACCGTTGGCTCCACTTTCAAGGCCAAAATGTCTTACAGTCATGCCTACCATTTCCCAACCACTGATTTCTCATTGGTCTGGGTTCCTTCAGCAGGAACATGGAAGGACATCACTCCATACATTGCCTTAGAGTTGCGCCCCATCACCCCGGGTACTCTCATGTATCGCTCCAGTAGCGGTGAGATGAAGACCAGCAAGCTCAGTATGGCATCTCAAAATGTCACTACTATGGCTGGCACGTTCCCAGGCGGCCTCTATACACTTAATTGGCCCACGTTCAATGGATTGTGCATGGCTACGATTGTCAGTGACGATCGTGCCCCGTCCATTATTGGGTTTCATTTGGGTGGTAAGGAGGGTTCCAACACGGGGTGTTCCGGTTTCATCACGAATCAAATGGTTCAAGAAGCTATCTCAGAAGTTAAACAACTACCAGGAGTATTGGTTACAAAAAATCATGTTCCTCCTGACACCGAGCAATTCGGTGTCCAGTTCTTTACTTCCCCTGAAGTTTCCACTAAGAGCGCAGTCAACTACTTAACCGGTGAACCTGTTATACAGGTTTACGGGCAATGTACAGGACGCGCCACCATGAAATCTGAAGTGATTGAATCACCCCTTTCCCCTCACGTTTCTGAAGTGTGTAAGGTCCCCCAGCAATGGGGCCCACCGAAATTGAGGGAAGACTTTCCATTTCAGCGCACTTTGATACACTCAGCCGAACCCGCTATAGGTTTCGAGGGTGATGTGTTAATCAAAGCTGTGGAATGTTACTCAGCTCAGCTAGGGCAAATTCTAGAAAGAGTTCCTCATCTGAAAGTCTCCACCAAACCCCTCACCGAACAACAAACCATTTCTGGTATTGACGGTAAGCGGTTCATGGACGCTATGAAGAAGAATTCTGCTATAGGTTTCCCACTCACTGGCCCTAAATCTCGTTACATGACAGAACTCCCTCCTACGGAAGAGCATAGAGCTCCTTTCGCATTTGAGGATAGATTCTGGATTGCGTACAATGAGGTTCGTCGCAAATTCCGCAAGGGTGAACGAGCATGCCTGATTTTTAAGGCATGTCTCAAAGATACCCCAACTAAGCTGGATAGCGACAAGGTCAGAAAGTTTGATGCTGGTCACATTTGTCTCCAATTTGGGATGAGGATGTACTATTTACCTGTAGCACGCGCTATGTCGCTGTTTCCTTTGATTAGCGAGTGTGCTGTGGGTATTAATTCCGAAAGTCCTGAATGGGAGGAGATGCATTTCCACATATCTAAATTCGGTAAGAACCACATATTGGCTGGAGATCACTCCAAATATGACGCCCGGATGCCAGCGCAGCTTATCTGCGCCGCGTTCCGAATACTCATAGATTTCGCCAAGAAGTGTGATTATACGGAGGATGATATTTGCATGATGGAAGGTTTTGCTACTGAAGTTGTTTACGGCTATAGTGCATTCAATGGAGAGTTGATCCAGTTCATAGGATCGAATCCATCGGGCCATGGCCTCACAGTCTATATCAATTCCATCGTAAACTCTCTTATGCTACGCGCAGCTTTTTACTCTATTTATGAGTCAAAATCTTTTAGCGCCAATGTAGCTCTGATGACATACGGTGATGATTGCATAGCATCTGTGCACAAGTCCTGCAAAGCATACACTCACAAGTCTGTTGCTGCGTATTTCGCGAAGCATGACATGAAGTTTACTATGCCGGACAAGACTTCAGAAGCGACGGAGTATTCCACAATGGATAACACTGACTTTCTTAAGAGGAAATCATTTTACCACCCCGACATCAAATGTTGGGTTGGCAAATTAGAAGACTCTTCGATCTTCAAGTCTCTCCATTGTCAGATGCGCTCCAAGCACGTCACTGCCAAACAGATCGCCGCTCAGAATATTGACGGTGCGCTGTCGGCTTGGTTCTATCACGGTCGTGATGTCTTTGAACTAAGACGTGCTCAGCTGAGCGACATCGCAGATCGGGCCGAGGTCAAGCACATGGTTCTCACTCTAAATCTATCCTACGATGAAAGAGTGGCAGCCTGGAAGGAGAAGTACGACGAATATCGCATTTCTCCTCCCTCTAGTGTTTAACCTCCGCTCCGCGGAGTCGCTCAGCACCGTCGTGGGCCGCGACGCTAAACTGGCATCCCTCTGTCCGCTCGTCAGCGGACACTAAGCAAAATAGACGGTTCAGACTTTGATTACTCATTCTCCATAGACGCCTGTATGGAGCTGTGCTCAGTCTGTCCAGTTGGCATTCGCAGAGGCGTTTACCCAACAAGGCAAAGAACTTAACATGGTTATCGACCTACACCATGTCAGTTGTTAAAGACACTGGTCGTCTCATCAAGTCTCCACAGAAACATCTTTACGAGCCGAGACCGTCAACTTCGCCGACAACGCCCAATCATGGAAATTAGCGGTGACATCAGAACCAGATGCGACGTTCTCAAACACAGACACGACCGATACGGAGCTAGGACATTTCTTGTCCCGCCCCATAAAGTCAACCCCCTGGTCTTGGTCAGTAGGATCACAACTATCGATCGCCTTCAATCCTTGGAGTGAGTTTTTTACCAATCCGAGAGTGGTGAATCGAATATCGAACTTCCATCTTTTACGATGCAATTTGCATGTCAAGATTGTAGTGACCGGCTCTAACTTCCATTATGGAAGGGCGCTCATGCACTATCAACCGCTGCATTTGTTCGATCAGTTTGAATCCCAATTTGACCAATTCTTTTCCGCAAACCTCATTAACTATTCCCAACGTCCCTCCGTGTACATAGATCCATGTGGATCATCTGGAGCAACATTAGTCTTACCATATGTTCATCCCAGCTCGAATCTTGTGATATCAGCTGGGGAGTGGCAGACTATGGGTCAAGTTAAGATATCCAGTTTCACTCCTCTCAAACACGCCAACGGCGCTACAGACAGAGTTGAACTATCCATATTCATATGGGCAGAGGATGTCCATTTATCCATGCCAACATCAGCCAATGCTTTTGGTATGGTCCCCCAATCGGGGATCATTGAAGCCTGGAAAAATGATGAGTACAAAGGCATGGTCTCTGGACCTGCAGCTATCGTCGAGCATGTTGCCGGTCGCCTGCGTAATGCACCTGTCATAGGTCCATACGCAATGGCCACCCAGACCGTCGCTAGTACCGTCGGATCTATAGCTAGATTCTTCGGTTTTAGTAGACCGTCCATGCCCGAACAAGCAATGTTCACAACTGAGATACCCTGCGGAAATACGACCAACACCAATGTACACGATCAGTCTATTCGCTTAGCATTAGATGCCAAGCAGGAGACGACTATCGATTCCAGAGTCAATGGTCTGGATGGATCTGATGAAATGTCTATAAAAAGCATTATCACCAGAGAGTCTTATCTGACAAGGTTTACTTGGACCACGGCTGCCTCTAACGAGACATTGCTATGGACTTCGTATGTTACACCTTCTCAATTCGCTCGCTCCACCGCTAATGTGGCGGGGACCTCAGCTCCCTTCCACATGACCGCACTGGCTTTTGGTACTCTCCCATTTCACTACTGGAGAGGTACATTGATTTTCAGGTTCATGATAGTGGCGTCACCCTACCACAAGGGAAAACTTGTGGTCAAATTCGACCCACGGCAATTCTTTTCTTCTGAGTACAATACCAATCTGACACATATGATTGACATTGAAGAAGACAAGGATTTTGAGATAGCAGTAGGATGGTCACAAGGACTCAATTACTTGAGAGTTCCATATTTGACCGCTGCTTCCCAGCCGTTCTATCAAACCACCCGACTACCATTGGATGTTAATCACAATGGTGTCATCGAGGTAAGTGTCCACAATGGACTAACCTCACCAAACTCGGTTGCCAACAACGATGTACAAGTTCTCGTGTTCGTAAGAGCAGGAGACGATTTCGAAGTAACAACCCCCGATGACAATACGATGTCTCAAGTCACTTATTTCCCTCAAAGTGGTGAGATTAATCTAAATGCTGATGCCCAGCAAGAGGACCCGGAGAAGGCGCACATCAGATTCACTGTAGGTAATACTGCCGCAGTTCCACTGATGAATGCTATCCACTTTGGGGACCCCGTTACATCCTTCTTACAATGTTTGAAGAGGTATCAGCTATCCACAGTCATCTCGTCGTCGATCAACGACTTTGCGGTGTGGGATCTTCTCACATCGGACTTTCCACTCCTACGCGGTCGAGCGCCAGAAGCGCTTGACGAGGTGACCTCAGGTACACCTCCAACCACGTACGCATGGAATTACACAAATACTACATTGCTCACCTACCTCACACCCGCATACCAATGCCGACGTGGAGGACTACGTAGAATGTATTTTTTGCCCGGACCCGACAACCCGTCCTTTACTGGGTTGACGGCCGTCACTCGTGAAGTGCGGTCGGCTCGGCAGTCGTTCTTTACTGCCCCGCTTCCCGCTAGCTCAGCTGATCCTGTGTTGCTCAAGCGACGCGTGTTAGCCTTATTCCCTTCTATGTGGAAAGGAGCTCATCTCACGACGACAGTACGGAACAACGTGGTGAACGTTGAATTACCGTACCAAAACAACAGGCGATTCATCCCTGGGAAGCGAGCCAATTTCACTGAACCTTCAGTAGGCTTAACTTCGCACAGGTTGACGGCTCATATCCGCACTACGGATTCTTCTCGAGCCTATATCGCGGACTACGTGAGTGTAGCGGAAGATTTCAATCTATCCTTCTACACTGGGCCACCCAAGATGTGGTTGGCCCCTTCACCTGGTCCATAATCAGCATGTGCGCGATCATGCTTAGTTCTTCATCGCGCAACAGTTTTTATACTCATCTGCTAAATGAGTTACCCCACGGTGGCTGTGGGGGGATTCCAGGACATGTTCTGTCTGGAATCTGGATCTAGCCGGTTATCTTAATTTGTTACTGAATTTTTGTCCGGGTGGTTCCGGTTTTTTTTAAGTCACAATTTATAGATGCTAGATTCGACGCGAGTAGGTAACTCTCGCGGGAATGGAAGTGTGTACTATTATTGCGGACACTTCCTGCTCTGAGTCTCTTTCGCAAAAAAAAAAAAAAAAAG